GCACATCTGTGCAAACTACGTCCCCATTCCCTGCCCAATGCAGTGACCCCAGGGATACGTACCAAAAGTACCCTGGGAATGATCAGATGAAAAACGTCGCACTAAAGATCACATCCGCTAAGCCCACTAAGGAGGCGCCGGATGTGGCAGTCAACCATGGAGCGCACGTTCCCAACCCCGCCATCGTGACGGCTACAGGCACCAATGCCGAGCTGTTCGCTATGAAGAAGCGTCTCGACCACAAGCCTCAGCTTGACGTCGGTGAACACTTCAAGGTTGGGTACTACGCCCTTCTCAAGAAGATTGCTCCCCATGAACCAATTCTAGTTACTGAGGATTTCCTCTACAACTGGATGGAGGAGCTGAAACCTTCAAAGAGACGGACTATGGATGAGCTCTTCCATGAGGGCATTCTGGAAGAGTCTTCGTGCTACACGAAGTCTATCATCACCAAGTTGGAGGCCCATAACAAAGCCCCAGGATCTGCTCCTCGGGTTGTGTATGATGGTACGGACGCGAGCAACCTCTTGATGGGAGCTGTAACTAATGAGCTCAGCAAGAGGATGTCAAAGGTTTTGAGTCTGGAGAACCCTCTCAACAAGGGTAACACCATGATTTATACCTCTGGCATGGCCCGTGCCAAGATATCGTCTATCATTGGGTCGACACCTGGCAAGCGGGTGGAATGCGACTTCAAGAACAACGACGCCACGCAACCTGGAGGGGTGCGTAAGTACGAGGCGATGTTCTACAAGGCGCTTGGAGCTCCCGACTGGTATGTCCGTTTAGTTGCCAAAAGCACCAAATGGACCTTGTTTGGAAAGCACGGCACCGTTGCCACCGTCGATGGGCAACGGATTAGCGGCGAATGTCCCACTGCCTCTGGCAATACATTCGTCAATGCGTGCACCAAACTAGGTGCTTTTGAACTTCTCAAGATCCTGAAATCCAGGACATTCCTGCTCGGGGACGACGAGCTAACCATCTTTCCCCCAGGTCTTTTCGAAACTGTTGAGGAGCAGATCGAATTGGCCGAAGCGTACGAGCGAGTGGCCAGTGAATCTGGTATGGCCACTGAAACGGTTTTCCCAACTAAGGAAAACGCAACGTTCCTTCGCCAACGTACGGCATTCACGGAAAAAGGTGGCCTACCAGTGCCAATGATCGGGCGAGTCCTGGAACGCCTGCCACTGCGTGTAAACGCTAATCAGGCAGTGAGCAACCAGGACTACTTTGCTGGCAAGTTATTGTCAGCAGGCCACGAGCTCCGATTCTTGCCTGGCATTGCGCAGATGTGTGCCAAGTACTCTTTAGACATGAGTACGACTCCGGATCTTGATCCCTTCTTCGTTAAGCAGGAGGGGCTTAATGGAATGGCAATCTCCAATAAGCTCCTGCATCAAGATCCCAACGAGCCAATGTCTGAAGAAGACGCAGACGCCTTCATGCAGTCCGTGTACTCGACCCCCTGGCGTGAGATCCGCGACCAGATTGAGTTGGTAATCTTTAACCTGCATGACCGGGTTATGGGATTTATCGCATCATCGAGTTCACGGGGCAAGATGCCTCCCCGGTACTACCTTGACAACAGTACCAGGGATGCTATAATGGCGGTAGACGTGCCCAGCCAACACAAAGTGTTGCCTGATCAGTACTAGTTCTTGAGACCGATACTGTAGTTGCTCGGAGTGTGCGTTTTTGATCTCCTCCAAGATCTTT